GAAGTCTCCAAGCTTGAACCATCCTACTGTTTGTTCTAGTTAAAAATCTATTTTTAACAAAAGCTATTTCAGAATCAGTTAATACTCTTGGTTGACCTTTTTTAGCCCTGTTGTCTGCTCTTTTAAGAAGTGGTCTTAAAAACTCTAATTCTGGTTCAGTTGCATACTGTAACCTATACTTAAACTCTCTATCATCTATAAGATTTGAAGGAATATCATCAATAATTTTGTTTAAATTACTTTGAGGTTCAGGAACAACGTCTCTTGGTCGTGGAGGACCACCAGCACCCCCACCAACTTCACTAAGATAGCCAGTTTGAAGGTCTTTTTGTCCATAGTCACCAAGTCTAACTTTTCTTTCTACTTCTTGTTCTGGAGTTAAACGTCTAGCACCTGTAACTGCTTCCCAGTCTACATTTCCATCAGAGTCTACTGCTCCTCTTACGCCTTGTCTTTCGAGGCTTTCGGAGATAGAGGTCGCATTGTAACGCTTGTAGTCTCGATAGGTGGCACCAAGTTCATATCCTTCATCGGCTCCCTTCTGTTACCAGATACAGAAAAACCACCATATTCATCTAATGTTCTATAAAAATTAGTTAAATCTGCTATAAATTCATCTGGCAGCCTTATAGGTTGTCCTGTTTGTTGATTTGTAAAATTAAAATTAACCGAAAATTCTTTAGTTGATATTGGTTTTCCTTCAAAATATTTTAGTGGTGCACCAAGCCCTGCATAATAATTTTGATTAAGAGTTTCTATAGTTCCACCCATACTTAAAGTAGTCACATCTTCTTGTGAAAGTCTTTTGTTAAGATGAACTGCTCTTTGGTTATAGCCTTCAGCCAAATCAATTAATCTTGATTCAGTCAATTCAGCATTTCTAGGATTAAGAATTATTAAATCAACAGATGGTTCTAATTTTCCTCCAAAAGCACCAAGACCGGGGCTTATTTCAATTGGTGAAGTATCAGCATAATTTGTAAGGTTTCTTAAATTTACTTCAATGTCACTAGCAACCCGTATTCCTAAAGCATTTACTCTTGTTAATACTTTTTCTTCTGCAATTCTTTTTAAATCACCAGAATCATGAATTAACTGTAATTTTTTTAATTCTTCAACCTCTTGTTCGCCAAACACTCTAGTAACTGGCTGACTTGCTTCTCCTGAAACTGCTCCACTTATGCCAACTCTAAGTTTTGGGTCTACTGGCATATCTGGAGTAGGAGGATAAACTTGTTCTCCAAGACCTCCTAATCCTTGTTTTTCTTCTCTACTACGTTTAATCATATTTACTAGAGGGTCATCTGTTTTTGCAAACGCAACATCAGGCTTAAGTGCTCCTGTTATTCCTCTTCCTAGCCTAGAAAGACCATAACCTGCTCCTACTGGAAGCAACCCTGCAAGTGCAGCAGTTGCTGCATTTTCCCAAGGATAAGCCATTCCTTCTTCTTGTCTTTTAGCAGTTCCTGCCATTGGAGTTACAATTGGAAGTGCGATTCCAGTTTCCATTGCTAATCTTTTTTGAAATGGTCCAGATGATATAGGAGTAGTTAAAAATTCTCCTGTTCCATACCCGAATCTTCCTAATTTACTTGCAGCACCTGCTCTTCCAGCTTTAAAAGCTGCACTTGCTGCTGGTCCAAGACCTGCTGTTCCTACTGTTAATGCTAAATCACCCGGAGAGGTTAAATATGCAGCACCACCTGCTAATGCTTCTGGTGCTGTCATGCCACCTACAAAAGGCATCCATTCAGGTATTTCTGGTCCTCCAAGTGCCCTACCATATTGCATTGCTACATTTGGGTCTATTAAGCCATCCCAAACTCTACCTTGTTCAGCCAAAGTAGAGTCACCAATCGACATATCTCTTAATTGCTGACCAAAAGGTAAAAGATAACTTCCCATTTCTGCTAAACCCAGTGCAAACCTTTTTGCTCTTTCAGGGTCTATTAATCCACCTTGACCAATAAAAGGAGCCAAAGGTTCTTCTACAGGAAGAGGTGATGGAGATACGGAAATAGAACCTCTAGTCGGAGCAGTTTGTTGTTGATATTCTGTAAATGACTGGCTTAAAACAGTAGAAAACAGTTCAGGGTCTTTAACTCTTACGTTAGGACCTGCTACCTGTTTTGCTAATATGTCTAATTCATCATATTGACGATTTTGCTGTGTAACCATTACATTCCATACAAGAATCTACCTCTGGATGCTAATGGAGCAGTTCTTGTGCCAGTAAGATAACTAGGTGCTTGCCTGTATTTTTCAAGAAAGTCAATGTTTCCTAAAAATTCCTGAAACGAAGGAACTTGTTGTCCTTGTCCTCCTGCTCTACCAACTTCTCCAAGATATTCAGAAAACACAGGTTTGTATAAATTTTGAAAAAATTGTTGTTGTCCAAAAGGACTGCCCGTAGGCAATGCTGTTTGAAAAGCTATTTGTCTTCCTAAATCAGTCTCTTCTAATATTTTTTGAAAAGGATTCAGGGTATCAAAAAAATCTCCCTGTGCCATTATTCAAACCTTAAACCTAATCTTCGTTGTAAGTAAGGTAAAAATCCACCTTCAGTTCCAAATCTGGGTGATTCTTCAAATCCTTGTAACAATTGGTTTATGTTAGGTAAAAATCTTTCTGCAAGTCCTCCATATTGACCCCTTGCTGCTCCTAATGCTAATTTTGCAGCTTCTTGAGCAAATGGGTTTCTTTGCACTCCTGTACCCGGATATACGTCAGGATTTTGTATATCTTGAAGAAAAGGGTTTACTGTCTCTCCGGAAATAGGGTCTATTATACTTTGTTGATTTAATAAATTTTGAAATGCTGTTCTAGATTGTTGAAATGGACTAGCACCAGTAAAAGTTATAGGTTGGGCTTGCCCTCCTGTTAAAGTTCCTATAGTAGCAAGATTTTCAAGTGGATTAGCAAAAACATTTGCTATAGAACGACCAAATCCACCACGTATATTTAAACCGGGAATTGCTTCGCCAACTGCCTGCCTTGCTCGAGTAAAAGGCTGCATAAAGTCAGGTAAAAATTGCTGTTGAAACTGTTCAAATCTTTCGGTTCGGTCTAAAGGGTCTCCTTTTCTTTCTTCCTCTATTCCAGAAAATTGTTCATTTTCTCTTATAATAAATTCTTCAGGAGTACCATCTGGAACACTTTGAACAGGGGCTATGCTTGTTTTATCATATCCACCACCTGTTGCTGTTTCAGGGTAAAGTCGTTCTAATTGTTCTCTTGCTGTTTCCTTATCGGTAGAATAAATAAAATAATCTTTTCCACCCACTTGAAATCTAAAAATTTGCATTTTATTCTCCTGTTTCTTCTAATCCAATAGAATTTAATAGTCTTGTTCTTTCACTTTGTGCTCCGGGTCTGGGTGCAGTGGTGTTTACGCCTTGGTTGGGAGATGGAATATTGGGTATGCCTCCCATGGCTGCATTCGGCATAACCTCTGGATTTACTCCATTAGATGTAGGGGCTCCCTGTTGGGGTGCCGTTGGTTGCTGCATCTGACTAAATTGTTGCATGAATTGCATCTTTTGTGCAAGTTCTTGCATTTGTTTTTGTTGTTCTGCTATTTGTATTTCCTGTAAATAGTGTTTAGCCATTTGTTCGTCTCCACCTTTCATTGCTGCAGTGTAGAGTTGAACCAGTTGCATAATTGGGGTAGATGTTCTTGCTATTTGTTCAAATATTCTTTGTCTTTCCAAGTCTGCATCCTGCATTTTCAGGATTTTATCTCTAGCAAAGTCCATTGAAACCAGTGATTCTCCACCTGCTGTTGGCTGTGTAGCCATTTGTGCAATTGAATATCTTTGCATATCGTCTTCAGGAAGTGCAGGCTGCATTGTAATTGAAAGTTCTCCATGATTTTTTATATCCTGTGGAGTAATTGGTCCATCAAAAGGCATTCTTGCGTAAGTTTTTCCTGAAACATTCAATGCTCTGTAAGATTCAGTTTCATACATTCCAATCAAATGTTCAAAAGACATTTCAAGTAAATTCTGCACTGCAGTCAATCTTGGAATTACTTTTTGTTCAATATTTGTTCCAAGCTGTCTCATTGCATAACCGGATATTGGTGCCTGCAGGATTCCGAAAGCCTGTGGTGGAAGTCCACCATCTGTTTCGTCATCATTAATTGCACCAAGTAAAACATCTGCATCTCTTGGGCTTTCGCTTAAAGGTAAAGGAGATACATCTTCCTGATTCTGAGTTGACACGTTTATTTGTGAGCCTTTCTTTGACGGGTTATCTTCCAATCCTTTTGTTCCGTCAAGTGATGATACTTTATATGCTTGGTCAACAGCCCTTGCAGTGAGAGCCATTCTGTAAGAGAAGACTCTATTTTTCATTTTAATTATATTTCTGTTAGGTGCGAATATTGATTCGCTAAAGTCTTTTATCGGGTCTTCAATGTCTGTTGCAGTATTGATATTTCTAAGTCCGGTATCGCTTGCTGCCAAAATAGGTGTGCTTCCGATTGCAACTGTGCATACTGGGAACATTTCTGCAAAAGTATCGGCTGGTTTTTTTGCATATTTATCGTCAATTATGACTGAGTTCATATATTTTGTTTTGCCGTTACTTACGACTTTTTCGTAATAATCGTAGACGTATTCAATTTCATCATCATCATCCATTTGGGTATCGTTAAATTCAAAATTCCCGTATTCACTTCTTACCTGTGCTCTAGTTTTACTCATTCTGTAAGCAGCCCATATTGGTTCTTCGTCTCCGTATTGAACAACTAAGTGTCTAGGGTCAAGAGGAAGTATTTCAGGGTAAGTTTCGCCATTTGCTTTTTTTCTAAGCAGTGTTCTTGCTGCAAGTCTTCCACCACGCACAACTGAATACCATGCAAGCTGTGGAATAAGCAACGGGTCTCCTTTTCTCTGGAGTCTTTTATTTACCTGCCTGAGCATACCGACTACAAGTCGTT